ATAATTTCAGTATCAGTTGGTGTAATCGTTGCAGGCGGTGTGGCTTTCATAGCGTTGTACTTAGTAGTTTCGTTTACTACAATAGATTTGTAAGTAATTGTACCGCTTGCAACCCCAACAATAGCAGAAGCATCATCTTTAATTTTTACGTTGTAATTTCCAAAGTCTAAATACAAACCATCCCTTGCAACTAATTGACCTAGTTTTATTCCTGTTTCAGTAAGTCTAAAGTTAGCAGTAGCATCGTAAAGTTGCGAAGTAGTCGAAAGTGTTGTGTAAGCACTTGCAGTTGCGAACGTGTCTGTAATTCCGACATCTTCAGCATCTGTAATATTATACCAAACATCACCACCACTTAAAACCAAAGTATCAGCAGTTCTTTTTTGTCCGTATTTTTCAGCAGCTAAATAATACGTTCCTGCTTCACTTGGTGTAAAGTAAACATAATAACTACCAGCGTTTACATTTGATGCAAAGTATTTAGTAGTACCATCTGCTTTGAATATACAAAGTGAATATCCGTTGCTTGGTGGGTTTAATTCTAATACTGTAGAAGTTCCTGTACTATCTTGATAAATTCCTGTAATTGCAGCCGTTCCTGTTAAGGTAATTGTATTAGCTTTTAATTTAGTAAAATTTCCACTTCCTGTTGAAATTGTAACCCCTGTTGATACGTTAATAGTCCAACCTACATAATCAGAAGTTGAATTTGCAGTTAAACAATTATCAGCTTGAAATAAATTAGCAGTTGTATTTAAGGCGTATTGATACGCATCATATATTTGTTGGTAAGTTAAGTTGCCTGTAATAGTCATTACTTTTGTAGTAAAGTTGAACGCAATACCTGTTATAGCTTGTGCGGTTGCAATTACTTTACTTGAAGTTGGTAATGAAGCGTGAGATGCTGAAACTTCAAAAGTATTGTTGCCACTTAAAGTAAGTGTAATAGGTTGTTTGTCATAACCGTATCTACTTAAAAAAGATGGGTGTGTTTCCGCTCCTTTTGTTTGACCACTACAGAAAAATTTTGGCGTGCTTTTTAAACCAGTTGTATTGGCATAATCCCAAGCATAAATAAATTCAGTTTCAGCAAAACCACCACTAATTAAAATGTTTTTTTGTGTTAAATCAAAAGTAATATCCGAAGTACCACCTTTTGCTCTAATTCCTGATACATTACTTCCCACAGGTTGAAAATAGAAATACCCATCATTTAAAACATTACCTAAAGCGTCTTTTGAAATTGCTTTTATTTGTTTTGAATATTCAATAACATTAAAATTTGCACCCCCAACATTTAGACTTTGCCATACAATATTAGTTCCTAACAAGTTATTTTTAAATCTAATCCAAGCACCTCCATAAGGTACAATTTGAGAGCCAGGATAATATGCTGATTGAATATATCTTGTATCATAATTCTCAATATCAATTCTTGTAGCAACTGATACAGATGATAGGTTAATTTCAGGTCCATCTGTAAATATTGGAGTAAACCCTTTTAATGATATTTGAGGTACACCAAAGTTTAACCAAGTACCTATCCAAGTTTGAGTGGCTTGTAAATCAATTACAGGTGTTGTATTATTTAAACGGATTCTTGCTTGAACAGTTCCTGTACCCTTTGCACACAAAATCCAACATTCTTCCCCTTGTGTTGTAATACGTGCAAAGTTGCCACTAGACACAGTGAACCAATCACCACCAAAACGAATACAAGCATCAATTACTGTTAATTTTGCTGGATAAGTAGCATTGGTGCTAACAAGTGCTGTTGCTCCACCCATTCCATTTGTACCTAACCAATCAAGACCAGCATAAGGAATAGGACCATTACCTGCAGTTGATATTCTACCATTAAAAATTAACTCTCCACCTGAAACACTACCGTTAACCGTTAATCTATTATTACAACTACCATCGTTTCGTAATTGTGCAACTGAACTTGATACTGTTAAAGTACCGTTAATAGTTAAATCTAAACCTCTACAATCAAAAGTTCTAAATAAATCTCCCCTATTGGTAATTAGGAAACCTGTTGCAGAACCTAAACTTAAATTCATTGTATCTGTACCTGTTTGTGTAATACCTGTTTGAACTGTAAAAGTTTGACTTGTAAAAGTTGGAAAAGCTGTATCAACAGTCAAAGAAGTTGCTGATGCAATAGCTACAATAGTTCGTGTATTTGCACCTACTGTTATAGTCCCACCTACTCTTGCTTGTGTGCCTGTTGGAACACTACCAAACCCAAAGGCAAAAGAAGTTCCCGAACCTGTTACCGTTGTAGTTCCTGCACAAGATACAGTTCCTGCTCCTGCTACTGCTGTATTATATGCAAACGCCATTATTTTTTATCAATTAGAGTTAATTTATTTTTACAGTAATTCAAATTATATTCAACTTCAAAAATGTGTTTTTCTTTGTCAAAATCATCAGACTTATCAACTATACTTAAAAAGTATTCATTACATTCAATAGCATCTTTCCAAGCTTCTTCTTCCGTTTCAAAATCTGAAAAATCAATGTTGTTATATATATTCAATACCTCATTTAATAATGCAAAAGGGAATGAAATCTTATTTTCAATCAAATAATTAAAAGCATCTGTAAAATATGAATCAATTTCAACTAATTTTTCATCGACTAAAATTTTAATTCCTCCATTATGTTCAACATAAATTGAATAATTATCTTTATGGTATTCACAACCACATATATTTTTTTCTGAATAATCTAAAAACTTAGCCATTTTATCTTCTATCTAAAATTAATAATATTAAAATCCATATTTTTCTGAATATCTTGCGGATAATTGTTCCGCCACCATAACCGCCTTTCATTATACGTATGTTAAAGTTGTTCTATCGTTCCAAACTTGGTTAAACGCTTCGCTACCATTTGCGTATTCGCTTTTTAAAATAGCACCTGTTTGTGTGTAACGTATAATTAACCAATTTGCATCAGTATCTACTTTACCAATTAAAGCCTTGCCTACATAAAATAAAGTATCTGAAACTTGATCTAATCTTACAGTTAATCTTTTATCTTCTGTGTCGGTATTTAATGCTGTTAGAATTTCATCTAATTGAGCAATCATTTCTACCTGATTGTCTGAAGTAGCACCGCCTGAAGCACCACCACCTGACATAGTTACTGGTAACGGATTGTTACTATCTACTACAACGCCCTCGTTATTTAGCGTTACTTGTGCTGCTGTCCAATCGCTCATTTTTTATTTTTTTTATTTGTTCAACTTTCGCTAAATATAAATTTAGCTTCTTAAAGTTTTCGATTTTCGGTTTGTTATATTTCCCAGCCTGCATAAAAATTATCTGTATCAGGGTTTACATCGCTATTACTATTGCTATTATATTCAGGGTATGTACTCGTATTAAAACACATAAAATCTATAAATCTTTGTGTGTAACTTTCTGCAATATCCCTTTCTTTTTCAACTAAAAAATCTACTTCTGCTTTCTCTACGTTTGTAGCGTTTTCAGAAGTATGCTTAAATAAGCCTTTGTTGTTTAATGTATACGCTGCAAATGGTAAATAGTAAACCATTGCCCAATGCACTAACATAGGTTTGATATAAGTAGTTAAAAGATATTTATAATCTGTAAACCCACTTGCATTAATATCATCGCTTAAAATCAATTCTTGTAACTTTTGGTAAAGTTTAGAACCTAAATAGTTTTGAATAGTTATATCTTGACTAATTTTAATGTACTCTATAAAGTCGTCAGCGTCTAAATTACCATTTGAAATAGTAAAACGCTTTATATCTTCGGTACTTATTAATAATGCGTAAGCCATAATTAATTTTTATAATTTGGATGGTGTCCGTTATTTGGCATATCAATAGGTTTCATTGCCACCTCTTTAGGGTTTCTTACTCTATATCCGTAACTTTCTGCTTTATTCGTGCTTATTTGCGTTGCATTTGGATTGTTTACATCGATTTTAATGTTGTCAAATGATACATAAGTTTGTCTTAACCATTTATGTTTGCAATTTACACCACCTTTGAATAAGAATAAATTGTAAGAAGCTCCATCGTGTCCTTGTCCTGGATTTACTACGTTGCTATTTGTGGTTTCAATATCTTCTTTTCGGTACAATTTATTAGCAGATAGCATACTTTTGCAAAATTCTCTTTCGCCTGTTTGTTCTCCGCTATACTTATATCGTGTTATAAAACGTACTCCGTCTATGTTTTTATCTTGGTCGCTCTTTGCGTTTGGTCTACCTGTAATACTTGAAGCCAATTTTTGTAATAAACTTGGTTTTTTCTTATTGTTTAATGCTTCAATTTCTGCATCTAATTCTAATTCGCTATCTACATCAACCTCTGTTTCATCAATTAGCACCCATTCATCGCCTAAAACTTCGCCTTTTTCTATTAATGATAAAGCAATATTCGGATCTGTATGTGCAGAAAGTTTAACACCTGTTTCTTCTTCAGTAGTTTCAGCATTCATTCCTGTAGCATCTACAAACTCCAAAGGTTGAATAGTTTTAAAATATAACTTTAATTTGATATTATTAACTGCTAAAATTTCATTTAACGCTTCAATAATTTCTAATTGATATGGTTTAATAACGATATTGTCAAATAATAAAGTAGCGGTTTTAATTTCATCTGCATTATTTGAGAAACCGCCACCTGTATCACGTATTCCTAAAAGCATTGGCGAAGTAACTCTATGCCCTACAACTAATTTTTCAAAACATTCTTTAGATAAGTATTCGTAGTGTGCAGGTGCATCGTTTAATGGTATATCAATTACCTCTGTTGCTTGTTCTTTATTGTTACTAAAAGAAACGATTGTTTTTTGTCCTTTTGCACCTGTTACTTTACGTTTTACATCGTTAGCGATTTCCTCACGTTTTTCTTCAGGTGGTATTCCATTATTGAAATTAATAATCTTTGTACCACTGAATCCGTTTTGTACATCGTTAATTAAATAATCAGATATTTCTTCTTCTAACTTTGCGTAAGGTAACGCACCGCTGTAATCAATAGGCGTGTAATAATGATATCCACTAACGTATGGCTTAAGTACAAATATTTCAACATCTTTTTTATTACCAAAACCAAAAGCAGGTATTCTTTTTACCTCATCGTTAGGTTTCTTTTTACTCCAATCAGGGTGGTAGTACCAAGCCTCAATTTCGCCTTTATCATTGCATTTTTCTGCTCGTAAAGTATGCATAGGGAAGTGGTCTATAAAAACTACATTGCCTTTATCATATCCAACTTGAATAGCAGCCATTCCTAAAAGTTTACGTTCTAAACCTATTTTCTTTAAACAATTAGGTTTAATCATAGAAACCATTTTAGCGTATTCATCAGGCTTTTTATTGCTATCTAACGCATCAATTCCTTTTCCGTATATCATATTAGAAATACCTGTAATAATAGCGTTATTTGTATTGCTATATAGGTAACGTTCAATAAGAAAATTAAAATAGTTGTTGTCAGAACCGTACTCTACAAAGTCGCCTTTTTTACTTTCGTTTATTTGTGGGCTTGTATAAGCACTTAAATTTACTATATGAAACATATTATTCAAATATTTTGTATTCGTTAATTGTGGTGTGCTGTATGTATTGGTCTTTGTTTATTGTGTATTCTGCAATAGTTTGATTTGTACAGAATATTTTATCTCTATAAACTTTTACACCATCGTAACCTAAAGTATTTAAAAAAGTCATTAAACAAGCTTTTGCTTCAAATACACCACCATCTAAAATTACTCTGTTTTCTAAATCTTCTGCAACTGTTTTGTAAATTTCAATAGTGTATGTTTTTTCATTTACTATTGGTAGTAATATAGTTGCAGTAGAATAATACGAGTTAGCTACAAAATCTGCAAATAGTGTTACAGATATATTTGTTTCTTCATCCCTCAATACAATCATATCACCAGCATCGCCATCTAAAATAGCGTTTATTGTGTGCGGTGTAGTTTGCTCTTTTAAGATTATCATATTACTTTTATTTAAAAACAAAGAAATCGATTTTTTGTTAAAGCAAAAAAAAGCGTATCAATTAAGATACGCTTTTAAAATTAATTATTAATCTAATTTATGAACCAACTACTACTGTAAATCCTGCAGCAGTTAAAGTATCACCAATAAAGTTAGCAGGTACTTTTTCTTGTCCTGTTAAAGACAAAGTATATCCTGATAAATCACCCATTGCACCACCTGTTACTACAGTACCACCTGTAA